ACTAAACGAGTCCCACCACACGGTAAGCAGCAGCGTCATTTCGGGGCAGGGCTTGCTGCATAGCGCGTGGATTGGGATACGCGCCCATTGTGCGCCTGACTCCAGCATGACTTGGAAGTAAGGTACGCGCATAGGTTCTGCACGAAAGCCGAACACGGTGCAGAGGGTAAATTCACCCTTGCCCTTCTTATGGTCGTGCAAAAACTCATTACGCACATAAGCCGTAATGTACGGCGTGTCGCACCAAAAATTCATATTAATCCTTCTTTGTGTAATTGCATGATAGTGCGAACCATGCCTTCAAAGTGCGCGAGACGCACATAGTCTCGTTCAAGGTCGGTGTGTGATCGTCGGTCAATGGCGTCGTGGCAGGAGGAACACGCCCACGCCCCGATTAAATCTGATGGCGCTTTCATGCCCATACCGCTAACTCCAACTAGGCGAACGTGACAAAGCACTACCGTCTCGTTGTTGTGATTGCAGATGTCGGGCAGTCGCACCGTACAACCGCGCCCTTTAGCCTCTTTGCGTAAGTTCATTTTAACCTCAAAAATTCTGGCCCAATTTCTCGCGTGTTTTCTGGATCGTATTTTGTCGGCACCGCAAGATTCCACGCATAGTCATAGTCAATAAAACCATAAATTTCAACGCTTCGCAGTTCTGGCATTACGGGTTTGGCGACAAACAACACCAATCCTTTGCCAATTTGCTTGCGTCGTACCGCTGCATAATCTTTTGTACGCAATCGACGCACTTCAATGTTGTTGCCAACATCCGGTAAGTCTTTGTAACTGTTGTGCGATGCTGCGGGCCATACATGACCAGACCAATATCTATTGGTGTATTTTGCTACTGCTAACTCTGCTACGCACGCAGCGACTTGAGCCGTTCTATCATCTTCCATTCGGTTTTGATCGTAATGCGCGGCATTTTGTCGATTCCAGTTTTCAATGTAACGCCTTGCTCCAACGTGAGACGCCCATTCGTACTCCCACGGGTTCAAAACAACAATAGGCCGGTCAACCTTCATACGACGGTTCCGGTATCACGATGCCCATTTCCATGCATCTAGTTTCAAGGAACATCAAGTAATTGCTAAACTCTTGTTTGGTGAGCGCAGATGAACGTTTGAGCGGTCGCAGGCGTTTCCTGCCAAACCCTTCCAACGTCTCCCACCCAAAGCACTCACCCAAAAAGTAATCGTGCAGGTCGTCGCGCTGCCATCCGCGCAAAGCCTCGCCACCGCCCTCTAAAATGCAGGGATAACAAACACCCCACAAAAACTTGTTCTGTTGATTGCTGCGCGGTTTCTTCCACTCCGTGACCTCAACCGCCCATGTCTTAAGCGGGTCAAGGTTAGACACCATCCGCGCCACGACAGATGCTATAACGTCGGGTCTGGTGCCTCGCGGGAAGATACGCTTCATCGTTCAGATGCCCTCACACGCGCAGCGGTCTGTTTCCATTCGTGCGCGTACTCGACATTTTGGTAGGTGTCGAACCACGGGCCACCTTCCGTAAAATGCACGCAGGTTGGATCAGGAACCTGCGCCCGTGTATGCCAACCTTCCAAGTAGTTAAATGTCGTCGGCAACCCACCGATGTTTTTGTCGTTGCACCACATAAACCGATGCAGGTACATCCCGGTTTCTGTGTTCACAATGTCAGGCGTCAACCCCTGCACCATCGGATGCTCACAGTTAAAATACATGAACGATGACCAGTTCTTGCGAGGGTATTGTCGCTGCGCTTGACCGTCCATTTTGGTCAACGCGGTAGGTTTGTAGTCGTGTTTGACTAACCATACCGCGATGTCGGGATTGTTGTAGTCAAGCAGCGGGGTTAAATCTTTCCGCACCAAAAAGTCGCAATCCATGAACAACGCTCGACCCTTAAAGTTGCAGAGCGCAGGAACGAGAAACCGCGAGAAACTAAACTCCGTCGCTGACAAGGGGTCAGGCGCACGCCAGTAAAGCCCCATCTCACGCAGGTCGTCCAGTCGCAGCGCCAACACCTCGGCATCCATGTGTTCAAGGATGGAGGCGCGTGCGACCTCATACGCGATATCCTCGCGGCTGTCGTAACCGATGAAGATTTTAAGTTTCAAAACGGCAAATCCTTGTCATCGTCGAACGGGGTTTCATCCATCACAGGCGCACGCTTTGGCGGTGCTGCGGTTTTAGACTCAAATTTCAAAGACATAAACTTGTCGCCCGATTTTTTGGATTCTTTAATCCACGCGGAAATGTTCATATCCACGTTGTTGATCACGCACGATCCACGGTACATAGGTGCCTTGGCGTTGCCTTTTTGATTGTTTTTGAACAAAACTCCGCGCATATTTGGGTCGTAAGGGGTGTCGTAATTAGCCACGATTTAACTCCTGTAGTTTGTTTAACTTTTCTTCCAACTCGTTCAAGAACTTTGTTACTTCAATTTCTAGTTCAGCAATGCGTTTGTCGTCGCGCTGGACGCGTTTGACAAACATCTGCAGGTGCGCTGGCAGCCGGTCGTCGTAGGACGCAAAATCGCACCACGGTCGCCCGGTGCAGGCCATTTGCCACTGCATTTGAGTGATGTATTTCCCCGGCACGGCATCGGCTAGTAGCGTGTCAAGGTGGTTGGACGTGTTGGGGCACTTAAACTCCACCAACCCATCGGCCACCAGACCGTCTGGGGACGCTCCTGACATGGGTATAACCGGATGGTCAATAAACCCCACCTCCTCGACCAACTCGCCTGTGCGGGCGCTGTAGGCGGCCCTAGCGTGTGGTTCTTGCTCCACGCCACGCTCCATTGCCGCGTTCGTGAATGTGCTGGCCTTCTGACCGGTCAACCGTTCCACGATTAAATCGGCCATGTAATTTTCTCGGCTGCTGCTGTAGCCGGTTTTGGTCTTGGCAACTACATCGGCTACTCGACTGGCTGTGACCTTGCCAAGCCTTGCCGCAAACCAATCGTCAGTACGCTGTTCCATCACGCCAATTCCCTTTTGCGTGCGCTGAACGCATCCATGTGCGTTGCGCGGGCGTCTACCGGCAGCGTCTTAAAAAGCGCCGTGAGGGCGTCTGTAGAGTCGCAAGCGGCGATCTGATCAAGCACCTTGAGGTCGGTTTGGGCAAACTTGTTACGCGCCTGTGCGGCTTCTGCGTCGTCGTCAATTTGCGCCAACCCGACAATGGCAGCGAGGGCATAGCGTCGAGCGTAGGTGATGCCAGACCCCTGCGCCTGTGGCCCAGCGTCCTTGGTGACAATGGGCAGCACGCCACGCATCCATTCGCCGGATGAGTGGGCAAGCGTCGTGACCAGCACCACCCCGACGTTGGTCACGTCGGTGGTCTGAATCACCGCCAGACCGTTATCGGCCAGTTGCTTGCGGCAAGCATCCCAACACGATGCAAGATCGGCGTATCTAGATTTGAAAAACGGGTTGCTGCTGTCCTTGAGTGCGCCCGTAATGCTGGCCTGCGCTTTGGAGAGCGCCGCTGCGAGGGCGGCAATGGATTCACTTTGCATTTGTTTCTTCCTCTTGTTGCTGTTGTTCCAAGTCCTGCTGATGCCACCAGCCGTCATCATCGGCCCACGGCGCGTCTGACTGGTCAAAGTCGTCCATTAGAAAGTCCTCACGGCAAGCCACACTAAAGCGGCAAACATGACAAACGAGAACAGGTACAAACCAATGGTTTTCATTTCGGCACCTTTATTAGTAAATGCGCCAGCGATTGTTCAACTGTGGCGTATTCCTCCGCGCACATCGCCAACCGCCAAAACACGCTTGCGTCATCCGTGTCGTCTGCAATGTCTTGCACAAACGCACAATCGACAGGGTTGCGGGTCTGAACCATCCGCGCCCATGCGGCACGGAGCGTTTGATCTGTAATTTGGCTTTCAAGCCCAGCGAGTTCTGACCAAATATTCACAGGCCGTCCTCCCACGAGCGACGGCGGTCGAACCGATCTTCTGCGGCCCAATCTGCATCGCGCTCGGCTTTCTCGCGCTCGGCAAACGCTGCAAGTCTGTCGGTGTGAACAACGATGGGGGCCGGGAGGGTCAGCCAAGTGCCATTTGGCAGTTTGATAGAGGTGATGGCGGCTGAATCCATCGTGTTGTCGTTGCAAAACTCGAAGTCGAGTTCGCAATGCAACCCTTCGACTAGTTCGTATTCGCGTGTCATGTCAGTCATGTCTGTTGCTCCTATCTGTGGATTGACTCAACACCGACAGGTTAACACAGGTTACGCCCTTGTCAACATCTTACTTGCAATTATTTTCACGCCCGTTAACCTGCGCGGCATGGACATTCAGATCGCGCTTGCCGCTTGTGGAGGTCGCAAGGCCGAACTTGCCCGGCGACTTGGCGTTAGCAAACCTGCTGTCTCAAGGTGGGTTAAAACAGGTCGTTTGCCCGAGATGCGGGTATGGCAATGGAAGGCTCTAGAAGCCGTCACCCCGCAGATTACAGCCGATTCCACGGCTACCCCCGGCTAACCCCTGCCCCGGCTGTAAAGCCGCTATAAGCGATTCTGCGACCCCCAGAAACGACAAACCCCCGCACATGGCGGGGGCTTGACGGGCAGGGGGGCTGCCTATACGCTTGCGAGGCTATTCGAGCGTGATGGTTAATCTACACGGCTGTTCTAGTCGTGTCAAACACCCCACCACGCAGCCCCTCGACATGGGTTAAATCTGTCGGCGAAGGGCCGTTCGTTTGGAACGGGCTGGGCATCGCTTACCAAAGTCCAGCGGGTCTAAACAACCGTGGCTATACGGGCATTTAGGCATGACCTCGCTACCTTCCGATTTAAGGGGGGTAGGGGGGTCATTCCCGGGCTTCCGAGCATGGGTCTTACGAAACAATCCTACAGAGTTAAATCTTAAATCCTAGAAGCCTAAACTAAACTTGTTGCGTTTACCTCCGTTAACGAGTACCGTGCATCCTCCACAAACAGGAGACTGCGATGCACGACCTAGACCAAGCCGCATGGGAACGATGGGTTGCCTATAGGGTCGCTATCCGCAAGCCCATTAAGACTGCCAGCGAACACGCGATGAAATTGAAGTTGTCGCGGTATGGCGCTGACCAAGATGCTGTGGTTAACCAAAGCATCAGCAATCAATGGCAGGGTTTGTTTGAACTTAAGGACAAGAAGAAGCCCGACCGCCCCCAAAAGTCACCGGAGCAGAAGGCGCAGGACGATGCGATGTTTATTGCCGCGCAAGACCGTGCCAGTAGAGGCTGGGACAAGCAGGAACCGACCCCGATAAACCGATTGAAACTCTGCGATGCGCTTTGGGCGAGGTATACCGTCGAGGAGGGCGCAGACACAGCCGAGCGCATGGAGTGGCTT